GACACAAGGATCTGCGAGGCCGCGCCGCTGGTCGTGGTGATGCTGAAGTGCGTCACCACGTTGCTGCCCGCCGTGCATTCACCGAACTGCACCTGACCGGCGTTGCTCACGCTCGCGCCTGCGACCGTGAAGCCGCCGACCGTGCGGGCCACCGCGACGGCGGCGTATCCGGTGTAGTTCGCCTGACTGGTGTCACCCGTGCCGCTTTCGCCGGGGTCGGCGGTGTGCAGCCGGATGTAGAAGTTGCCAGCCGCAGCAGACGGCTGGAGGCCGGAAGCGTCACCGACGTTGGCCCATGCGGTGTTGTTGAACAAGAGAAGCGCCAGGGCGTTCTCGGCTGAATCGGACATCGACATGGTTTAACCCATCGCTTTCTTGATGGTCTCGGCCCTGGTGATGATGGCACGCGCCTGGGAAAGCTGGTCCCCAAGCGAGAGGATCTTGTCCATGATGGCCTGGGCGCTGGCTTCTGCCTTCGCCTGACTGGCGGCGGCTTCCTCGGTCTTGGCCTTGGCAACGGCAATAAGCTCGGCGGCCTGCCTGCGGATCTGGTCGGCGTCCATAGTGGCCTTGGCGATGATCCCAGCGCCGTCCTTCTTGGCTTTTTCGATGATGGCGACCACCTTCTCGCCGGCCTCGGCTTCCATTTTCTTGGCGAGGTCGATCTCGGCTTTCTTGGCGTCGATCTGCTTCTCCAGCGCGTCAAGGCGGGATTGGTGCTCCGCCTCCTGCTGGTGCCATGCGTTCGCCTTGTCGGCCAGTTCGACGAGTTCGGCCAGCGCCTCTGCCATGCCGGCGAACTCGCGGACCTTCTTGGGGATGTCGATGGTGCTCATGGGTCAGCTCCGGCAGAACAGGGTGATGGTCAGGTTGGTGCCGGTGCCGCCGACGACGACCGGGCGCACGGCGACGACCGCCTCGCTGATGGCCTCGATGACGCTGGAGTAGCCGGCCGGGTAGCTGGTGAAGGTCAGGACGTTGCCCTGGGGATCGGTCAGCGGGGCGAAGTTGGTCCCGTCGAGGCTGCCCTCGATCTTGACCGTGGCGGCGCCGAAGGTGCCGGTCACCTGCACGGTGCGGTCGGCGTGGCGCGGCAGGGCGACGGCCTCGCCATCGTCGCCGGCGCCCAGGATCCAGCGGCGGCGGAAGGTGCTGTCGTATTCAGACAGGGGGGGGGATTCGATCAGAGCGGCGGGGATGGTGCTCATACGGTGGTTCCATTGGCTAGTGCGGCGACATCGGCCAGGGCCGTGCCGGTGGTGGTCGGGGTCTTGGCCAGGGTCTGCGCCATCTTGGCCTGCTCCATCTGCTGCTGCTGGGCGACGGCAGCCTGCTGCGCCTGTGCCCTGGTGGCGCGGATGGCGGCGACGGTCTGCGCGTCGCGCACCAGCTTGGGGTTAATGCCCAGCTGGTCGGCGGCGTCGTAGATGGCCTCGTCGATGTCGATGGTGTCGAGGGCCTCGGGCGCGAGCTGGGCGGCCTGGGCGACGTAGCCCATGAAGGCGCGGCTGGTGCCCATGCCGGCCGCCTTCTGCGCCTGGGCGGCGAGGCTCAGGTAATCGATTTCGAGGGCGGCGCCGGCCAGCTCCGGCGGTGGCTGCGGAAGGGCGCCTCGCTCCATGGCGATCTGGTAGGCGCGCTCGATGAGCGGGGCGAGCAGGTCCTTGTTGAGCTGCTGGAGCAGGGGGCCGAGGGCGACCAGCTTCTCCTGCTTGCGTTCCTCGATCTCCGTGGCGGTGATCTGCCGGCGGTCGATCTCCGTCATCATCAGGAACAGGTCGGCGTAGAAGGCGCGGTTTATGCGCTGACGGATCTGGTTGGCCTTGGCCTCGCCATCGGCGATGTCGAATTGCACCTGATGGATCGGGCGCAGGCCGCCGGCCGCCAGGCTCTGCGGGTCCATCCAGGTGATGTCGCCGGGAATCAGGCTGGCACGCTGCTGCTTGAGCGTGGACGGGCCCATCAGGGCCGGATCGAGCTGCTTGTCGATGGCGATGTGCGCCTTGCGCTCGTAGGCCTGCAGGCTGATGGTCGAGCCGATGGCGTCCATGCCGGGGCCGCGGCCCCAGGCGTCGGGCGGGCTGGTCTCCCACCGCGGGACCAGGATCGGCATGGTGCGGAAGCCGCGCTCGTCGAGCAGGTCATCGCCGGCCTGGGTCCACCAGCAGGACTTCCAGGGCATGCCGTCCGGCCCCGGCTTGTTGGGGTCGTAGTGCTCGGCCTTGGTGACGGCGTGCCAAACGTCGCGGGTTGCGCGCGGGCTGGTCTCGGCGGCGACGCGGATCTCGTCGGGCGTTGTTGCTGGCCAGCGCTTGACGATCTGCGCGTTGGTCATCGACACTTGGCGGATGACGATGTCGATGCGTTCCTCGTCGTCGGTCCCGACCCAGTAGCTGCCGGGCGGGATCGAGCTGAACCGCAGGATGTCGGCCGCGTCTTCCATGACGGTCATCGCCGCGGTGCCGAAGACGGCGATGTCCTCGTACACCTGCGGGAGGACGGCGTATAGGTTGCTGCCGTTGAAGATGGCGCGGATGGCGGCTGCGGACTCGTAGAGGTAGTCCTTGACCGCGTCGTTCTCGGCAAGCTCGGGGTCGCTCACCATGAGGCCGAACCAGGGGCGGGCCGGCGTGGTGATGCCCGACATCATGCCAGACTTGCAGGTGCGCACCGCCAGGATGGCCGTCTCGTCGAGGATCTTCTCGTCCTTGCGGGCGCCTTCGTCGGCATCGTTGCCGCACAGGTCACGCAGACGGTATGGAGCGAGGTAGCGCGACAGCTCGCGCCAGGTCGGCAGGTGCCGCTGCCGCGCCGTGTCCAGCGTGGACTTCATATCCTCCAGCTTCTTGCGGCGTTCGGTCGTCACTTAGAGCCCCAGGGCAGTCTTGGCGCCGGTCGGCGCGCCGAGCACGCCGGGCGCTCCACTGGAGCTGCGCGACAGGGCGAGGCGCCGGAGACGCTGCCGGCGGATTTCGCCGAGGTCTGCGGCCTGCGGGATCAGGGTCTGGGCGTAGGCGGCGTCAGCCTCGGCTCGGGCCTGTTCTTGCTCGACCTCTCGCTCGGCTTTGCGCCGTGGTTCAAGTATAGCGGCGTTGTGAAGCGGTATTGCAATGCCGCCGGTGCCGACGTTCGCTACATCGGCGAGGTATCTTTTGGAGCTACCCTCGCCGGTAAGCGCACGGTATCCGCCAAGGGTGGCGACATTAGCACCACTTCCAAGGAGTGTTTTGGTGTAGTCGTATATGTCATTGTCTTTTACAGACCTAGCAAACGAGTCCACCTCATGCCACGCCTTCATAAGCTTGCTGCCGAGTCCCATGGCGCGCCTCCGTGTGGCTTCCATGGTGGCGGACGGAATGCCGTGCGGTATGTCGTGGTTGGCTCTGGTCTTACTTCCCGTTGCAGCTCATAGCCTGGGGCGTGAGGTAGTCGCTGCTCTGGATTGGGTCACTCGTGCCAGGCCGCCGGCGAGCACCGGCTGGGCGAAGGTCAGGGCGAGGGCGTCTGCCAGGTCGGGAGAGCGGCCGATGCGCTCGGCGATCTGTTCCTTGGCCTCCAGCTGGAGCCGGTCGCGCTGGTGTGTGTAGGTCGGCGCGGTCAGTTCTGCCACCAGGTCGGTCTGCTCGGGTGGCAGGCAGGCGCCGGCCTTGATCCACTCGGCCATCTTGAACCACATTTCGGCGCGCTTGTTGAGGAAGCGCTCGTCGATGGGCCGGCCGGCGAATTGGATCTCGTGGATGGGCAGTCCGCTGTCGCGCAGGGCATCGACGACGCCGGCACCGTAGCCGCCGGATCCGTCCACGAAGATGGCGTCTGGCCGCCACTTCTCGGCCGCGGTCAGGATTCTGGCCGCCACGGCGCGCGAGTCGGCACCGCGCAGGATCACGGGGGAATGGGCGACGATGCCCTGCCGCGGGAAGAGGACGGTGCGATCGCCGCCCTGTCTGGCCACGTCCACGCCCAGGATCTTGGGCGCGTGGCTGTAGGCTTCCTCGGGTGCGTTTCGTCCCAGCGCCTGGTTGACCTGGTCGGGGCCGACTAGCGCGTTGAATGTGGCAGGCGGAAACTGGCCGAGCACGTTGACCAGAACCCAGGGGTCGTCCCTGCCGTACTTGGCGATCTGCTGCCGGGCCCATTCCGGCGACACGCGGGGCGTGCGCTTGGGGTCGTCGGGGTCAGCGGTGATCTCGGTCAGGTGCCAGATGGAGCGCTCGCTGGTGGTCGCCCGGTAGAGCGGTCCTTCCAGGGCGTAGGGGTTGCCGGCGATGAGCAGGTGCGCGTCCTGCTTGGTCGGGTCCACGACGTTGGCCAGGCCGGCCTCGGCCGCCGCGGCGACAGCGTCGGGCACGCCGCCGGCCTCGTCGATGACGAACAGCACATTGTCGGCGTGGATACCGGCCAGGGTCTCGCCGAGCGTCTTGGGGTCGGCGCCCTTCGACCACTGGCGAGCTGACGCCCACCAGGTTTCGGGGTGGTCGTTGCAGGTGATGCGCGTCTTGGTCCAGGTGAAAGCGCCGCGCAGGATCTCGCTGCGCCCCTGCCAGTTGGCCAGCTCGGTCCAGAGCCCATCGGCCAGGTTGTCGCCGGTGATCGAGGTACAAACGACCTTCGGATGCAGCCGTGTGATGAGGAAGTTCCACACCAGCCACGCCAGCACGCAACTCTTGCCAGGGCCTTTGCAGGCCTTCATGGCCAGGCGCTGATGGTGCGGGAACGCCCGCAGCACATCTATCTGCCAGGCGTCGGGCTCGGCCTTGAACACCTGGCGCACAAACAGAGCGGGGTCGGCGCGCCAGGACTTCACGGCGGCGATGGCCGCGGCGCTCATGCCGGAGGCTGGTCAGGTGGCGGTTGTGCGGCTGCGGCGATGATGGTGGCCAGGTCGATGCGCCCCTCGACCTTCGCCGAGACCTCGGCGGGGATGATCTTGCCGATCAGTCCCATGAACGGGCCTGGGTTTTCTTCGGCCTGCCGGATCAGGTAGTCGACGCCGCCGGCGCCTTCGAGAGCCTGCCGCAGCATGTCCTTGATCGGGCCGGTCGCCTTGTTTGGCGTGCCCTTCTTGCGTCCGCTCTGTGGTGATTTCCAGCGTGGCATGCTACTATTCCCACTTTAGGAACGAACGTCGTCATAATGCACCGCCGCCAGTCCAGCCGCGGTCAGGTCGTCGCGCTCGTTCAGCAGGCCGTCCTTTCGGTATCGGTGGCAGGCTGATCGCAGGGTGACGTCGGCGATTCCGAGCGCCGCGGCTGCTCCTTTCCTGTCCCTTCGTATGATGGAGAGGATGCGGAGTATGGCAATGTCGCGTAGGGTCGATGCCATGGCGGCAGTTTGCTGGCCATGTTAATTTGTCCAGCGCCTTTGCTCTTGCAATCTCTTTCCCGAGTAAGATGCCGCCGCATGGCGTCTAGGCGGTTTTGCCGGGTCGGGTGCGGATTTCATTAGAATGCAGCTTGCTCTACCCTTGCCGCTGGTGCGGTTCCGGCTTGCGGAGGTCCGATCCAACGAATGGAATGCGATCCGCCGCCTTGAATCTACTGATCAGGCGTGCGTCCATCATGGCCAGGTCCTCTCCGGTCAGGTTGCTGACGATGGCCGTCTTGCGGTCATAGGGCACACGCCGGTCAATGATCTCGCAAACATTGGCGATGACGCCCTCGGTGGTGCGCCTGCCGATCTCGTCGATGACCAGGACGTGGACGCCTGCGATGGCGGTCAGTTCCTCGTCTGACAGCCGCAACAGGTCTCGGTCGCCGATCATCCTGAACGTAGAGGCTCGATCATGGCACCATGCGCCGATGTGGTGCGCCTGTGCGCTCTTGCCGCGGCCTGGTCCGCCGTGGAGCAGCGCCAGTGCCGGGAGCGGACGTGTCAACCATGCGAGCACCGCAGGCAGCAGGGTGGATCCATCGCGGGCATACATGGGTGGCATCGCGTATCCGGTGCGCGTGGTCGGCGCTTCAGCTCCACGCAGCTTCTCGGTGCAGGATGGGCACCGCGGCATGGTGACGTGCATGCCGACCCACTCGCTGCGATACCCTGCGCCGCAGGTGCGGCACTTGAATTCCTGTGGCTCTTTTGTGCGGGCGAATCGGATGTGGGTGTCCGTGCTGCCGGGGATGATGTCGTAGCCTGCCAGCAGCTCGGCCATGTTGGCTGGCGATGCGAGGATGTCTTTCATGTGCTGGCCTTCTTGGCTTGGCGGTCCTGCTCGTCCCACTGGCGGGCGAGGTCGAGCGTTTCGGCGTCTGCCTGGACGCTCCCTGGTGCACGTTCCCGCTGCCGATCAGCGCGCATGGCCTGCCGGAAGTCTGGCCACCGGTCGGGATGCTCATGCAGCACGCCGGCCGTGGCTGCGCACTTCCAGGTTTCCAGGAGCTGGGCCGGCGATGGGCTGCGGAAGAGCCTGCGGCCGGCGGCGAGCGCTGCGTTGGCGACTGCCGGGCCATCTGTGGCCATGATCTCGCGCCAGGTGTCGCGGAGTCTGATCGGGAGGTCAATCGCGCACTGGTTGGCGCTCGGGTTACTGTGGACCTGTGCAGGCCTGGCGTGGGTCTGCTCGATCTCGGCGAACGGGTCAGGTGGCTGCGGTTCGCTCGCGCGCGCTTCGGATGTGTTTGCTTCTGCTTCTGCTTCTGCCTCTGCCTCTGCTTCTGCTATAGGTGACTTTGTGGACTGCTGTGGACAGGTGTGGACAGGTGTGGACACCTGTGGACATTTTGCGGTTGCGCGCTGCTCACGCTTCTTTGCAGCGAAGTATTCCTTGCGATCCTCGGAACGCCCTAACTGCCTGTATTTCTTATAGTTGAGCAGACGCCAGCCGCCGTCTACCACAACAATCCTACGCCCCTCGTTGTCTTTGGTGCGGCTGTCTGGATCAGGTGCCAGGAACTTGGCCAGGGCACGCTCGCATTCCTCTCGCGTGATACCGGCTGCCCTGGCTAGACCTCCGACTGACGCCCACACGTCGCCGTCCGCATCGCAGATTGCCAGCATCGTCACCCAGAGCACGCGGGTGGGCGCATCCTCGGTCCAGATGGATGACGTGATGATGCTGGCGAATAGCTTGGTGAATGGCTTGGTCTTGTTCATGTCCACACTTTCGTTGGACTGTCCACACTGTCAACGATGGGGTTGCCGTGCGATGTCATCTGATTGCTGGTGTTTGCGTTTGTTTACGGGACGGCGGTTGCGTTTATTGCGGTCGGCATGGTTATGCCTCTCCTTTGTTTATAGGTCACGGCCTGATCGCCAGGGCAGGCTCACAGCCGCGCCAACGATCCGCTTTGCGATCCACGCCACGCAAGGCAGCGCCCAGCCGTTGCCGATGATCTTGTATCGAGGCCCGTCAGCCATGGGCTTGCCGCGATGCGGGACCAGGGTGTGGTTGTCGGGCCAGCCCATGAGGCGCTCTGCCTCGATTGGGGTCAATCGGCGGACTGATGCCGTGGACGCCACCGCCGTCGTGTGCTTCACGGACAGGGCCGGTGACACGCCGACCGATGCGGCGACTTGCGTGCCGCTCATCTCGGCCGGGAAGGCGACGATGGGCGTCCCGCGCCCCGTCCCGTCCTCGCTGGCGTCTGCGCCCTCGGCCTTGAGCGCATGGGTCACGGTGCCGGTGACGCACAGCGCCACAGCCTCGAAGTCGCCGGGGTTGTGGCATCCCCGGTTGGCGTTCACCGCCGGGGCTACGTCGATGGGGCCGCTGGTGTTGTTGCCACCGAAGACAGTGCAGCGTGCAGCATCGCCGGCAGCGCCTTCCCGCGCTTCTCTGCTCGGCGCAGAATCCCGGCGCACGCCTTCGGACTCAAAGAGTACCGCGCAGGGGTCGAAGGATCCAGAACCGCTGACAACATACACACGACGGCGGCGTTGTGGAACACCGAAATATTGGGCGTCGAGGACTCGCCACGCGACTGTTCTCGTGGGTCCAAACACACAACCAGCGTTCGTCCACCGGCCCCCTGGTGGGAGAAGCGGGCCATCTTCTCCGGCAAGCCCTCCAAGAAAGCAGCCGAAGGCGTTGTCCTTGGTGTTGAGAACGCCAGGGACGTTTTCCCAGAAGATGACGGCGGGGGGCTGCCCCCGGTTATGTCGAACAGCGTCGATTGCATTGGCGATCTCTACGAAGGTGAGGGTGAGGTTGCCGCGCCGGTCAGCGAGCGAGGCCCGCTTGCCGGCGACGGAGAAGGCCTGACATGGTGTGCCGCCCATGAAGATGTCAGGAGCTGGCGTCTGCCCGGCCTCGATGCTGTCAGGCAGCAGGGTCATGTCACCGAGGTTGGGTACGGTCGGCCAGCGATGGGCCAGGACAGAGCATGGGGCCGGCTCGATCTCGGCGAACCAGGCGGCCTTGACTCCAAGCGGGAGGAATGCCATGGCGCATGTGCCGGCGCCAGAGCAGACGGATCCGTAGGTCAGCACCGCGCCCCCTTCGGGCACACATGCCGCTTGCCGCCCATGTCGACCAGCACCCAGCGGTCGCGTTCGTGCATTTCCCAGACCAGGCCGGGTGTGCCGCAGCGCTTGCAGGCTCCGCGGCCCTCGTACTCGTCGCGCGCCGGCGACTTGCGCGGGATCCTGGTGCCGGGGTAGTGCCCGTATGGTGCTTGATTGCTCATTTTTCGCGCACCTGTTCGTCCCGCGTTCCGCCGTCTATCGCCTGTTGGGGTTGCGTGGCGCCGTCCTGTGCGGCTGATTCCCTGCGCGATCCGGTCAGCATATGGACTTCTTTGTAATGTATGCGTGACATAGCGCGGCATTTATCGGAATGCGCCTTGTCCCACCTCCTATTCGACGCTAAAACGCGTTCTTTGTTCCTGTGGTAGTGGCCCTTCCTCCAGGCGCGATGGCACTCCTTGCATGCAGCCGTTAGTCCGTCTGGCTTGCTGCTGTTCTTGTAGAAGTATGACTCATGAAACTTTCCTCCGCACATATGGCATCGCTTCATGGCAGTGACTCCTTCCAATCAATTGTTGGAGCCGCGTCATGCCGTCCAATATTGGTGTTGGATGCTTGCCGTAGTGCTACATTTGGCGCAAATTTCGGTTCGTTATATTTCTGCCAATGGGTCCAGTCTTCCCCATGCAGATAACCAGACACCTGCGAATGCAGTGCTGCATATTGACTCTCAAGCCAGATCACCCGCGCTGCGAGTTGCTCGTGTGTAGAAAACTCGGGCGCACCAACCTTGGAATTAATATTCAACATGGCTAGGATCCTCCGTTCTCAGGTTCGCATCCAACAACCGGATGCAGGGGAGCCGGTGCGGCCCCCTGATCCGGGGGGTTGGGCGGATCAAAGAAAACACTTATGTAACTTGGATATTCTCCTCTTGATTCCCCTGTATAATCTCCATAAAATGCTATAATTGTAGCAGTATCGCCGTTGTCGAGTGTTAATATCAGCGTGTCCATGTCGTCGTGTTTTTCGTCTACTGGCATTTTTACCGCTGTAATGCGCCGTCCGATTAGTTTTTGTATGTCTGCGCTCATGGTTGTTTCTCCTTCTCCGTGGTATTTGGCTGGTCCTGCATCCGCCCAACGGCGGGATGCACCGGAGCTTCGCCGGCCCGCTGATCGCTGGGGGTGGGAGGAAACGGAAGGTCGTTGTCCGCGTAGTCCTTGCGCCAGATCGCCATAACGGCGTCGGAGTGTTCGCGCTCGAACAGGTAGGACGCGATGGCGTCAACAAACTCGTCCGTCTCCATCTGTGCGAACGCGGTGTTGAGCAGGTCGTACAGCGTGTGCTGCTGCGTCATTTCGATGATGGCTTCCCGCTTCATTCTGCACCTACCTCTGCAAAGGCATCGGCCCTGGCCTCTGCGGCGGCCTCGCGCTTCCCGTCGATCAAGGACCAGATGCGGCACTCCAGTTTGTCGACCAGCTTGACGGAGAGGACGACCGGGTGGCCGTCCACCACGACGCTGATGATGGAGACCTCGGGGTCGCAGCCGGGGTCGTCCCAGGTGCGTGGGCTGCCGGGAAGGTACTCCCATTCCACCGCATAGGTGGTGTCGGCGGTCTCGATTTCGGAGGTGTGGATCATGGCCGCGTTGTAGTGCGTCAATGGACCTAGCGCAAGGTCCTTTTCCCATTGCGACGGGCCGCAGCATTTTTGCTGCGTGCGGCGCACATCTTGGCAATGTGGGCAGCCTTCTGCGCATCCGTCAGGCTCTGCCATTTTGCCGCCGCGAGCTTGCGGGCCAGGCTGGATATGTCTTCGCTCATCGTCCTTGCTCCTTAGTAGTTGTCCTGGCCTGATGGTATTTGGGGCAATCCTAGCGCAAGGTGTTAGCCTGCGCCTAGCGACTGGCGCGGCATGCCATACGCCTTGATCGCTTCCTGTTCCTCGGCTTTGTCGAGCCGACATCATGCCCAGCCCACCGGCTGCGGAGCACAACCTTTCCAGCGAGGGATGGGTTGTGTCGCAGCCATCGGCGGAATGCGCGGACTGTACGGCATGGAACGGTATTGCTGTTGCCGAACCAGAGTTGATCGACGCCCTGTATTCCGATGAATCCATACTTGACACGGAACCCGCGCGGTGCTTCGTATTTCATTTATTTTTCCTTCTTCGTGGTATCGGGGTTGTCCTGCACCCGCCCAACAACCGGCTGCACCGGAGCTTCGCCGGCCCGCTGATCGCTGGGGTTGGGCGGATTGATGCGCTTCCCGCACCACGGGCAGAAGTTTAGGGCAGCCTGAACGCATCCGATACTATACTTCCCGTATAGTTTATACACAGCCTGTCCGTATGCCTCGTTGTCTGTTCCAGATTGCATAGCTTCAGACATGGATTCGCAGCACTCGCTCATGGCTTGCCCTCCTGCTTGGTGGTATTGGGCTTGTCCTGCATCCGCCCAACAGCGGGATGCACCGGAGCTTCGCCGGCCCGCTGATCGCTGGGGTGTTCATCCGGCCTATTGATCTGCACGCAGTTGTTCGCGGCGGTGAACAGTGAATCTGCCAGCCGCTCCAGGCTGTGGATGTCCCGCCGCAACCGCCCGCAGGCGGTCGGGCATGCGGCAGCGGCGGAATGCAGCGCCCGCTTGGCATTGGTCAGGTGGGTCCGCACCATGACGAAGGACTCGAAACGTTCGGCGTTCATGGCTTCCTCCTAGTGATTTCCTGTATCGGAAGACTGTCCTGCCGCATAATGGCAACGCGCAGATTGTGGTTCGACATTTCGCGTATGTATCTGGCAATCAACGCATCCTTGCGGTCGGCAACCTTCTTGAAGAACGTGAGTTGCCCGCAGTAGTGCGCGCCGTTCGAATAGCTCATGGCTTCCTCGCTTTCTTCTGTTTCGGCTCGGCGCCCAGGCGCCGGGCAAGCTTGTTCCAGGCTTTGATGGCTTCCGCCAGGGTCGGCTTGTACGGCCCTTGGAGGCTCTGGTACATCCAGAATCCGGCCTGTCGGACGCAATAGAAGTCGCGCCCGTCGAACCGTGCGGTTCTGGTAGTTGGTGCGTAGCGGAATCCTGGGACGCGGATGGGTATCAGGTTCATGGCTTCCTCTTGTTCCAGTAGCATGCCGCAGCGTGCTTGGTGTCGCAGGTCCCGTCGCGGCGCGTCTTGCAGTGCGTGCAACGGGCGAAGTGCCGGGGCTTGGCGAGCGGCTGCGAGTGCTTGCCGAACCATGTGCTTTCGATGACGGCGTTGCCGCCGCAGAACGGGCAGGGCAGGAGGTCGGTCATGGCTTCTCCGCTTTCTCTAGCATGGCCTCGATGCGCTCTAGGGTGGACTTGTCGGCAAAGCCCATGCGTTCATAGATGCCGCAGTTTAAACCAATGCCAGAGGTGTTGCGGATCTCCCGCAGCAGCGCCATGGCGGCGTCGAGGTCGGCG